CGTTCTTCGTGGGCTGCGTCGTGGCTATTTCTCGCGGAGGGTGGCCCGGCGGACGGTCCGGATAAGGTTTACCTCATCGAGAAGCAGCCTGGCGAGGCGGAGAGGGCGACGGAGTTCGTGGCGCGGGACGCGGACCTGATGGCGGCCGATTGGGTGGTGGTGGGGGCTGCGCCCGCGCCGGATCCTTCGGCGGACGTTCCGCCCGGACCGACGAACGACGATTTCTTGCGCGGCGTTCCGTCGGGGATGAAGACGGCGACGGCGGCGGCCCATGCGGCGGCATATGGGGAGGCCCATGCGGCGGCCCATGCGGCGGACGTTCCGCCCGCGGAGCCCGAAACCGAAGCGGAGAAACCGGAATGAGGGAGTGGATGTGTATGCGTGGGAAAAGAATTGCAGCCCTGGTTGGCCTTGTTCTTGGTGTGATTCTGCTGTCCGCGGTTCCTGCCAGCGCCTTGTGCCCGGACTCGTGCGAGCTGACCTGGTCCCCGGTGACGCAGTACACCGACAACACGGCGATCGAGCCCGCCGACCTGCCTCTGACGTACATCGCCGAGTGGGACGGGGTAGAGCTCCCGGCCACGACCCAGACATTCATCGCATTGCCGAAGCCTTATGGTCACGGCGTCGCGCACTCGGCGCGGGTTAAGTCACGGACGGCGCGCGGGACGGAGGGTCCGTTCTCCCCCCCTTTTCCGTGGAATTCACCCGAGGGGACACCCGGGGTCGTCCTTGGTATTGGCGTCCGATGATCGAGTATTTCGACATGCACTGGCAGCAGGCGGATTGAAGGGAGTCAGGGGATGAAGATTTTTCTTGTCATGGTGGTTGTCTTCGTGGCCGGCATCGTCGCGGGGGCCGTCGCGGCGGTGATCTACTACCGGCGGCACGTCGCCGCGGTGGAGGCCGCGCTGGCGGATGCCGTTCGGCTCCGCGAACAGGCCCGGACCGAGGCAAGAGCCCTGCGGGACAAGTTGGGCGGATAGGGGCGCGCCGGCGATGGCGGACTCCCAGGGAAAGCCGAAGGTCACCGGACGGTCTCTCCGGGAAATGATCTTCGGGAAGAAGACGGCCAGCCCCAAGACCGGCCAGATGGGCAACCAGAACATGAACAGGATGATGCAGGCCATCGAGGATGACGAGATGGGCAGGATGCCGAAGGGGAAGGTGAAGTAGTGGCCGAGGTCACGCGCAACCAGGGCGAAGAGACGCGCAGCCGGAACGACCGGGCGGGCGCCCGGGAGCGGAGCGAAGAGACCGTCAAGGTCGAATTCAAGCTCGACGGGAAACTCCGGAAGCAGATGGCCGCCCGGGCCGCGAAGGGCTTTTCGAAGATCGAGGCGTTCCTGCACGACGCGGCGTTGGGGATAATCACCGAAACCGTGGTGGTCGATGACTTCGTGCCGGATCTCAGCACGGGCAAGATGATCCGCGTGAAGAAAACCGAAGAGATCCCGCCGTCGGTGAGGGACCGCGTAGGGGCGGCGAAGGCCTGGAAGGAGCTCACGCTGGACAAGCAGGTCGCGGACAAGAAGGAAATGGCGAACCCCGCCGGCGAGAGAACCGTCGCCAGCGTCAGCAAGGCGATCCAGGACGTCGCCGAGAAGAAGCGAAAAGAGGGCCTCAAACTGCTCCAGGGAGGAAAGGCATAGCCCGGGGACCCACCCCCGATACATCACCCCACCCGATCACACCGCAATCTATACCGCGCTCCATACCACCCGAAACGCGCAGCCAGAGCGAAGCGACACTGACGTCGGCAGAGTATCGCGCCCGGCAGGAAAACAACCGGACCGAGACGGACCTGCTCCGCGAAGTGATGCAGTACCTCCGCTCGCGCGGGATCTGGATCCGCCGCTATAACACCCGCGCCTTCCGCATGGGGCCCCGCCTCATGTTCACCATCATCGGCCCGGACGGGAAGATCGCCACCGGACATCCCGACCTGCTCGCCCGGGCACCCGCCTCCGGCCGGCCTGTATGGATCGAGACCAAGAGCAAGAACGGATCCCTCACGGATGCGCAACTCAACTTCCGGGATGAAGTCGTGTCCCGGTTCGGAGACGTCTATCTCGCCCCCCGGACACTCGAGGAAGTCATGGAATTCTTCGAGCCCGGATACTCCATCCGACCAGGAGCCCCCGCATGACGGCAGAAGCAGGAAACCTGATCCAAGTCGTCGGCACGGTGGCCGCCGTCGTCGGTGTTCTCGGCTCGGCCGTGGGGACGGTCATCGGAACCAAGATCGGCGTGACGTGGCTGGAGAAACGGCAGGACGACATCCGCAAATGGGTGAGCGATCTGGACACACAAGTCACCGACCACGGGGAGCGGATCGCCAAGGTCGAGGGGATCTGCGAGGAACGGCGGCTGAGACCCAGGAGTTCGCCCGGAGGATCGTGCTGATGGCGAAAGCCACGCCCGGCATAAAGGTCTGCGAGGCGGAATCCGTCGGGAGGATCGTCGAGGACCTCTACAACGATCGTGTCGGGTTCGCCAAGCACATCGTCGGGATGACGCCCACCGACCAGCAGGCGGAGGCGATGGCGGCACTCGACACCAACGACTCCGTGGCGGGACGGTCAGGCCACGGCGTCGGGAAAAGCGCCGCGGAAGCAATCCTGATCATCCAGTACATGAGCACCCGGGCTTTCTGCAAGATCCCTTGCACGGCGCCGACCAAGCACCAGCTCTACGACGTGCTGTGGTCCGAACTGTCGAAGTGGCACACCCACATGATGAAAAACTCGGCCGGGGAACTCTTCGGGTCGATGTTCCAGTGGACCAAGGAGCGGTTCTTCCACAAGGGAGACCAGGAGAAGGAGCGATGGTTCGCCGTCGCCCGGACCGCCAACAAGGACAAGCCGGAAGGGCTCCAGGGGTTCCACGCGGATTACGTCCTTCGGATCGTCGATGAGGCGTCGGCCGTAGACGATTCGGTCCACGAGACGATGGAGGGCAACACCGGGATCTACGAGACCAAGGAATTCCTCGCCGGCAACCCGACCCGGAACGATGGGAACTTCTTCGACGCCTTCTACAAGGCCAGGGGGCTCTACAAGACCTTCACCTGGAGCTGCCTAGATTCCCCGATCGCGCCGAAGAAATTCATCGACAAGATCGTCGCCCGGTACGGGGTGGACTCCCAGGTTTACGTAATCCGCGTCCTCGGGAAACACTTCCTCGGCGAGGGCGATTCGTACATCCCGTACCACCTGGCCTACGAGGCCACCTACCGGGATGTCCCGCTGGACAAGACGGCGCCCATCGTCATGGGCGTGGACGTGGCCCGGTACGGAGACGACGACACCGTGATCGCCATCCGGCAGGGAGACATCTTCTTCCCGCTCCACGTCTTTTCCAAGAAATCAACGATGGAGACGGTCGGCCATATCCGGATCCTGGCCCGGCACTTCAAGCCCGCACAGATTTTCGTGGACGAGATCGGCCTGGGCGCCGGCGTGAAAGACCGCCTCGAGGAGCTCGGCTACCCGGTGACCGGCGTCAACGTCGCCGAGGCCCCCGCGCAGGACGGCCAGCAGTTCGTACGCCTGCGGGACGAGCTCTGGGGAAACATGCGCGTCTGGCTCGAATCCCGCCGCGGGAAACTCTCCGACAACGAGGACCTCGACCTGGTATCGGAGCTCACCACGCCGAAATTCAAGATCACGTCCGACGGCAAGATCAAGATCGAGAGCAAGGACGAATTGAAGCGCCGCCAGAAGGCCAGCCCGAACCGCGCGGACGCCTGCCTGATGACCTTCGCGCAGCCGATCTGGGACTTCGCCACACAGGACGATTTCTTCACGGACCTCTACGGCGGCCAGGATAACTACCGGCCGCTGGATCCCGAAAGCGGGTACTGACGATGGCGACCCCACAGCCCGCGTCGAAATACGAGCAGGAACAGCGGCCGTTCGAGGCCCGTGGCGGGAACCTGGTCCAGTACGTCAAGGACCTCTTCGAGCAGTTCCACACGTCGCGGAGACCCTACGAGGAAATCTGGGAGCGGTCCACCTACGATTTCCTCGGCCAGTACCAGCCGGAACGCCGCTGGCGGCCCAAGGTGGAGGGAAAGGGCCACCGGTCGAAAATCTTCGTGCGCCTGACGGCGCTGAAATGCAACACCGCCCACTCGAAGATCATCGACGCCCTCTTCGCCGGCACCACCAAGGTCCCGTTCGACGTGGAACCGCTGGACTCGGAGAAGATGGGAATGCCGCCGGAGATGGCGAAGCAACTGGCGCAGAAGTTCAAGAAGCGGCTGGAGGACCACTTCAAGGACATCGAGCTGGAGGAGAAATACGACGACGCGATCCTCGAGTGCGCCATGCTCGGGAGCGCGGTGTTCAAGGGGCCGCTTGTGGAATCCCGGCGGCGGACACAGGTCATCCCGCGGACCGTCGGCGGACTGCCGGTCTCTCAGTTCGGCGGGTCGATCAACCCCTACGAGATCCGGGAGACCTTCGAGCAAATCCCCACGGTCGAACACGCCCCCTTGTGGGAAATCTACTTCGACGCGAACGCCCGGCGGTTTGAAGACTCGATCGGCGTCATTCACTTCCGCCGGCTGCTGCCCCAGGAGTTCCGCGCGCTGGCCCGCCTCGGTGGATTCGATCGGGATTCGGTCTACGAGGCCGCGCGCCGGGCGTCGAACACCCACGAGAAGGATACCCGCTACATCCAGATGGGTGAAACGTACATGGGTGAGCAGGGGACCAAGGACCAACGGGTTTCCGCCGTTGAGTATTGGGGGCTCGTGCCGGTCAAGATGCTCCGGGAGGCCGACGTTGAAGTGCCGGAGGATCGGGACGATGAGGAATCCATCGAGGCGCTCGTCTTCATCGGCGCCGATGGGATCCTCTGCAAGGCGTGTTTGTCGCCCCTCCCGCGCCGGCCCTTCTACCTGGCGCCGTTCAAGAAACGGCCCCACCAGGTCTACGGAACCGGCGTCCCTGAAATGATGCGCGACTCGCAGCAGATGGTGAATTCCGCCGCCCGGATCTTCGTGGACAACAAGGCCATCGCCGGCAACCTCATGGTCGGCGTCAACAAGGACCGGATCGACACAAAGCGGACCGGGGACCTCTCCATCTACCCGGGGAAGGTCTGGTACGTCAAGGGGAACAACGCCCCCAAGGATGCGATCGACGCCATCACCTTCCCGGATGTCTCTTCCGGCCTGCGGGAAATGATCGAGCTCTTCGAGCGGTTCTCCGACGAGGAGACCGGGATCCCGAAATACACCTCCGGCCAGCAGGACACGTTCTTGAACAAGACCGCTGCCGGCATGTCGATGCTGATGACCCAGGCCAACATCAACCTGAAAAGCGTCATCAAGAACATCGACAACTTCTGGACCGAGCCCGTCGTCGAAGCGTTCTACGAGTGGTTCCTCTCCTTCGCGGACCAGGCGCAGGGGATGGTCATCCCGCTGCGGGTCAAGGCGACCGGCTCCGATTCCATGATCGCCAAGGAACTGAAGATGGAGAACCTGATGAAGTTCATGCAGGTGACCTCCGCCCCACAGGACGCCATCTTCCTCGACCGGATCGCGCTGATGAAGGAGATCGCCCGAATTCTCGAAGTGGAAAACGTCATGAGGAACGACGATGAGATCAAGGGCCTCATGGCGCGGATGCAGGAGCAGGCGGACCAGCCCAAGGACCTCCGGGAAATCGTGGCGGTCGACCGGATCTACCCGATGCTGACGCGCAAGGAGCAGATGCAGATCCTCGAACAGCTCGGGATCACGCCCGACCCGGACGGCGTACCACAATCGGCCGTCGAGAAGGGCGTCGACGCGGCAGGAAAGGTCGCCGCCGCGAACGCGAAGGCAAGAGCCCTCCCGGCGGAGCGGGCAGGAGCGGCGGTCCAATGAGCTACCGGAGGCTGCTGCAAAACGAGGATTTCATGGAGTTCGTCGGCGAGATCCGGGAACGGCTGAAGGATCAAATCGCCATCGCGCGGGCCGAATCCGACACGGTGAAACTGTTCCGGGCCCAAGGCGCAGCGGATGCGCTGGAATCGCTCCTGGAACATACCGATCAGGAGGCGGAACGCGAAGAGGCGGAGGCCAAGGAAAAAACCGAAGAAGAGAACGACGACCTGTAGACCACACCCGCCGGATTACCACTCAACCGAGTGGCCCGGACACGGAGGAGAAAGAGCATGGGAAACGAGCCCGACGGCAAGACCAAGGAAACCCCGCCCGAGAACCCCGAAGAGGCGACGGCGAAAGCCGAAGCGGAGTACGACAAGGCGTTCGACGAGGCGGAGAAGGCGGAAGGGACGTCGCCCACCCCCGAGGGAAAAAAGGGGGCGGAGCCCGAGATTCCGCCGGCCAAACCCGCGGACGAGGATCGGGACGAGCACCACGGGGATCTTCCGTCTCTCCAGAAGGCGTTCGACGACACGAAAACCGCCTTTACCAGGGTGTCGCAAGAGAACGCGGAACTGCGCCGCCAGGTCGACGCGGCGAGGCGCGGGGATGGAGACGCGGAGGCGCTCGAGGCAGCGAAGAAAGCGGCCGCGCAGGCGAACGACGAATTCGACGCACTCAAGGCGAAGCTCGTGGAGGATTACCCCGAGCTCGAAGGGTTCATGGACGCTACGGCCAAGGAGATCCGCAGCCTCCGCGGGGAGGTGACGGAACTCAAGAAGGGGAAGGAGAGGGACACCGAGGCGGAGGTACGGAAACAGGCGCTCGACGCCTTCAACACCGCGGTCAAGCCCGAGATCCTCAAGGAGCACCAGGACTTCGACGCGATCATGGCGGATCCGGGCTACTGGAAATGGGCGGAGGATCCAGACCAGCGCCCCTCCATCCGGTTCGCCGCGATGGATTCTCCCGACCCGGAAGACATCAAGATGGCCGTGCGGGAATACAAACGGTTCAAGGCGACTCCCGAGGCGGAGCAGCTCCGGGAGAAAGAGGAAAAAACCAAAAACGAACGCATCCGGAACGCTCAATCCATGCGGCCAGGCTCCGCGCCGCTCCGTCCCAAGGGATCCGGGAAGAACGACCCCAAGGATTACGACTCGGGATGGGACGACGCGGGCCGGGAGCTCGAACGGGAAGGCGTCCGGATACGTTGACGGAGGAATAAGAGGCCATGATCTACAACGACATCTCCCCGCGGACCCAGGCTTACGCGGATCGGCGTCTTTTGACCCGCGCGGTCCCCAACAACATTCTCGGGCAGTTCGGCCAGGTCCGGACCCTGCCCGCGCGCAACACCAAGACGATCAACTTCCGCCGGTATAACAAGCTGGCGGCGGCGACCACCCCGATCCAGGAAGGCGTCACCCCGACGGGCAAGACGCTGACCAAGACGGATCTCCAGGTGTCCCTGAACCAGTTCGGGGATTTCGTGTGGATCACCGACCAGATCCAGGACTTCCACGAGGACCCGATCCTCAAGGAATCGACCGACATCCTGGGCGAGCAGGCCGGCGAGACGTACGACCTTCTCCGGGCCGGCGTCCTCAAGGCCGGGACCAACGTCCTGTACGCGAACGGGACGACCCGGAGCGCCGTCAACAGCGTCGTCACCCGGGACATGATCCGGACCGTGATCCGGATCCTCAAGCGGCAGGAAGCCAAGGTCCTCACGTCCATCGTGAAGGCCGGGCCGAACATCCAGACCAACCCGATCCCGCCGGCCTACGTCGCCGTCTGCCACGCCGACTTGCAGCCGGATTTCGAGCGGCTCGCGGGATGGATCCCCATCCACCAGTACGCCTCCTCGCAGGGGGCCATCAACGGTGAGATCGGCTCCATCGGCGAGCTCCGGGTCGTCATCGACAACAACCTGACGCCCTGGGCGGACGCCGGCGGCCTGGCCGCGACCAACAGCACCCTCTCCACCACGGGGACGCAGAGCGACGTGTACCCCATCCTCGTCTTCGCCAAGGACGCCTACGGGCTCGTGGAGCTGTCCGGCAAGAACGCCGTGCAGACCTACGTCAACAACCCGAAGCCGTCCGACTCCGACCCGCTGGCGCAGCGCGGGACGGTCGGCTGGAAGGGCTACCACGCCGCGATTATTCTTCAGGACCTATTCATGGCGCGCGTGGAGACTGCGGCCAAGGGCTGATAACCACCTGACGGGGGAGGGGGGAGACCTCCCCCCCGTGAGTTAAGAGGAGAAACCCACGATGTTCAAGAACGAGATCAAGACCGGGACCATCGTCGCCTCGGGCGCGGCGATGAACATCGAGCTCGGCTTCCTGCCCGACGAAGTGGAGATCATCAACGAGACGACCTCCATCACCCTCAACTGGCTCAAGTCGATGGGGGCGGGGAAGGGCCACAAGGCGATCGCGGCCGGCACCAAGAGCTTCATCGCCACGGGCGGCGTGTCGCAGTACGCCGGCGAGGCCCCCGGGAAGCAGCTCGCGGGCACGGGCGCGACCACGGCGGGATCCGCCACGCTGACGGGCACCACGACCGCCTTCACCTCCGAGCTCCGGGTCGGGGATGTCATCAACATCAACGGCGAGCAGCGGAAGGTGACGGCGATCGCCTCGGCGACGTCGCTGACCGTGGACGCGGCCTTCGAGAAGACCGTCGCCGCGGCGAACATCTACCGGCAGACGGGCCGGGAGACCGGGCTCACCCTCGGGGCCGACTCCATCAACACCGCGACCAACGTGCTGCACTATGCGGCGCGGCGGTCCGACTGACAGGGCAGGGGGGGCTTCGGCCCCCCCGCCTTAAAAACAAGGAGGTATCCCCATGAAAACATTCTTCTAAACGAAAAGGAGACAAGAACATGGGGGAGCCCGCAGCGAGGAACCAGAACCCCGACGAGCCCGTTATCCCGAAGGCACCGATCCGGAAGGTGGACGACGACGCTTCGATCATCGTCAAGACGATGGAGGCGCTCAAGAGCCAGGAGAAGGTGAAGATCATGATCCCTTCTTCGGAGACGGAGAAGGACCCCGTGACGGTCTCGATCAACGGGTACGTCTACCAGATCCAGCGGGACCAGACCGTGGAGGTGCCCAAGGACGTTTACAGGGTCCTCCTTGACGCCAAGACCACCACCTACGTGCAGCGGAAACGGGAGGACGGCGAGGGGAACGACCTGGTTCCCTCGACTTCCCTGCGGTTCCCCGTGTCGAGGTTGTAAGGGGGCTGGCGATGCTGGTTTGCCTAAACGGCGGGACGTTCTGGCAGGAGGGGTTCAGCCAATACCCCTTTTCCTGGCGGGACATTCGTAAGTTTTACCATCCGACCGCCGGCGCGGGACCCACTACGGATACCCAGGAGTATGGGGGAAACAATCCAGGTGCGGCCTATTTCCAATGGGCTCACTCCAATACCTGTTGGGTCGCTCACGATCTGCCGATCTACCACAGGCAAGGGGATTTCGGGTTTGAGCTCGTCGGATCGTTTCAGAATGCGGCCTCAGCCGGTTCTCGGTTCTTGGGCGTGGTGATGAACCGGTACGATTTTTCCAACATGTATGCGGTTCATGTAGAGACAAACACCACTAATTCATACGCGAGGCTCCAGAAGGTTTATTCGGGAGGCGGGACCAACATCATTTCGGGGGCGATTACTGCGCCGGGAACGAATACGTTCCGAATCAAGTACCGCCGGCGTGGGACAACGCACTACCTTTATTACAACGACACTTTAATCGGCTCGGTGGTGGACAACCAAGTGCTCCTCTTGGATTCCATTGATAACCAGCCGGGATTTTCGCTCCTCGGGCTCTATAGCTATTTTGGCGGCGCGGCAACCTTGCGGGTGAATAACTTCACGTTTTGGGATGAGGGGGATTACGCCCATGTGCAGGTGGGCTCGGGAAACTCTGCCCGGATCGTGAGCGAGTCCGGGGCGGTTCTTGTCGGGCCAACGTCTGCGGATGCAAACGGGTGGGCCAACCTCGACATTTCAGCCACGGCTTACCCGCTCTCTGGGCGGGTACAAAAACTGGTCGGCGGATCGGTGTACGACGAAGGACCGCTCTATTTCCGGACGGTGGGCCTGGGGATCGTCCCCGGGATGCGGTGGTTAAGCGACCCGAATATCCCGTGGCGGCGCACGACCGTGTTGGGGCAGGCCAGCCTCGACATCACGGGCTATGTGAAAGTGCTCAATCCCTGCGTCGTCTACAATCCGGGCGACAGCCTATATCACCTGTACTGTGAGGGGCGCACGACGGCGGACGCCTCCCTTGACGTTCTCCACTACACCAATCCCGCGTTCGCCATTACAGGCTGGACGAAGCAGGCCACAATTTTCACCGGCAACTATGGTGACCCCGACGTTTTTTGGGATGGCACTCAGTGGGTCATGGTCGTTCAGCGGTACACGCCCGACATCGGGATCTACGTCTACACATCCCCCAACGGAAACAATCCGTGGACGCTCCAGTCGACAGTCGTCCCGAAAGATACCGCGGGTTCGGCCGAGGGATCGAATCTCTGGGGGGCGACGATAATAAAGAAGCTCGGCCGTTACTACGTGCAGTACGAAGCCGAGAGAGATCCGGAGTTTACGGGGGTTTCCCGGACGCGAAGAATCTCCACCTCCTGGTCCGATTCGCTGGCGGGGCCCTGGTCGTATGGGCATTGCCGATTTGACCACTACGATGCGGGGATCATACACGGAAGGTACAACCGGCCCTGCGGGTACAGCGCCCCCTGCTACTTCGAATGGGAAGGCCGGCTTTACGTTGTTCTGGATTCCACCTATGGTGGAGGGTGGTCGCCCTACCTGGCCCGCTCCCTGGACGGAATAACTTACGAGGCTGTTTCCTCCCCCATGCCGTTTGGATTGGGACTTGCTAAAGGCAACTCCACGCCCAGGGATCATGTCTTTTCTTGCACGATCAAAGCTGGGCCGGGGAACGTCCTTTTGGGGTGCTTTCACTCCGGCGATATAACCGCCCAGGGGGACGGGATCTTTCTTTGGACAGGGGACATGATCGCTTCGCCATCCGGCGGCGGAAGCGGCGGAGTGTGGGGGACGATTAGATGATTTACCTTGGGCTCTTCAAGGCTGGAGACTCCGTTTTCTTCGGGGCTAATTTTCACAACGACCAAGGGACCATTGAAGATCCTACCTCCCCCGAAGCACAGCAGAGGACGCCCGCGGGGGTGTGGTCGGCCCTTACTGCACCGTCGAAACAAAACTCCAAGACTGGTTTCTATGGCGGAACCATCGACACGACGGGGTTTGCGGTGGGGGAGTATGTCGTCCGCATGGCCGGGACGGTGACCACAACAAAAACCGTCGCTACCCTGTTCTCGTTCACGGTCCGGGCGAACACGGAAGCCGACATAAAGACCGATACAGCGTCGATCAAAACCGACACGACGGCGATTAAGGCGAAGACCGACAACCTCCCCGCCGACCCGGCCGGCCTGGCGAACCTTGCCGCGGCCCACGGAGCCGGCAGCTGGCAATCGGAAAGTGGTGCTGGTGCTATCAGCCAAACTTTCCGGATCAAGGACTCAAGCGGGGCGCTCGTGGACGGCGCCGAAGTGTGGGTGACCAACGACGCCGCCGGGCTCGATGTCGTCGCCGGGACGCTCCACTCGAACGCCGGCGGGCTCGTGACGTTCATGCTGGATTCCGGGACCTACTACGTCTGGGCGCAGCGGGCCGGGGTCGATTTCTCCAACCCCATGCTCGTCACCGTATAGGGAGGGAGCGAGAAAATGGCGATCATCGAAATCGTCGGGAACACATCCACACCGCCCTCCGTTCGCCTGAACGCCCTTGAGATCGTCCAGGAGATCCAGAAGCGCCTGCGGATGCCGCAATCGGCATCCCTGGCCGCGCCCCACGCGATACTGCTGCTGGCCTTTGTCAATTCCGTGCTGGTGAACGGTCCGTCAGAGGGGTACGTGTGGGACGAGCTGAAATGGGTCACCCCGATCCCGACAGTCCAAGGAACGCCGACCTACCGGATCGAGCGATCGGGATATGAGCTGGACGTGCTCCGGAACTTGCAGATCGGGACGAGTGACCCGATGACCTTGCTCTCCGATCCACTGTTCCGGGAGCATAGGCGGCTCCATACCTCCCAAGGCCCGCCGAAGGCGTGGCGTCATTACTCCGCCGACACGGGGACCATCACGATCGAGGTTTCCCCCGTTCCGGACGCGATCTACACGATCGACGTGGAGGCCCTCGTAAAGGCGAAACGGCTGGTCCTTGCGACCGACATCCCACTGATCGACCCGGAGATCCTCGTCCTCGGCGGCCTGACGCTGGCGAAGGAAGACCAGGGCGAGGATGCGACGCTGGCGGCGGCGGAGTACGGAGGGAAGTTGAGCGTGGCGTCGGGAAAGAGCGATTCGAATTGGGGGGATGTGGACCCGTGGTGAGACGCGGAGGCATACCGCTGCTGGACTTTTCCGGCGGAGAGGCCGCGGTCTTCGGCACCCTCGGGATGCCGACGAAGTTCTCCTATATCTTGCAGAACTGCCACGTCTCGGATCGGCGGGGGATCGCCAAAGTCCCGGGGTACAAGCGGGTCAACAATAACGTGCTGACCTACACGCTGCCGTCGGGCTACGAGTTCGTGAAGAAAGACGGCACCAAGATCCTGCTCGCGGCCGGCGGGGGATCCATCTACAAGCTGGACGCGAACAAGAATCTCGTCTCCATCCAAACCGGATGGGACGCCAACGCGAAGGTTTCCTTCGCCACGATGAACGACCTCTGCCTGATGTGCAATGGGGTCGACGCACCGATCAAGTATGACGGGACCACGGTTTCCGCCCTCGGGGGCGGAGTACCCGTCACGGCCTTCAAGTTCCACGTCCACAAGGGAAGGGTCTGGGCGATCGAAAGGGCCAACAAGCTCCTGGCCTCCCATTCCGCCCTGAACATCCCTGGAGACTGGACGACCGCAAACGACGCCGGATACATCGACTTCCAATTCCTGCTCCAAAAGGGAGACGAGCTCCTGGACGTTGCGACCTTCGTGAATTTCATCGTCTACTTCTTCCGAAACCACATCGCCGTCTATTCCGGGACCACGCCCTCGGGTACGGGTTCCAATTTCTCGCTCGTGCAGCTCATCGAGGGGACGGGAGTGGTGGGCACCGGGACGGTCGGGGCGATCGGGAACGATCTTGCCTACCTCGACGATACGGGAGTGAAGTCGCTCCAGCAGGTGGCGACGACCGGCAACCTGAACACGGGGAACATCTCCGTGGCGATCGACCCTTTTATCCAGGCGGAGATTCGGGACAACACCACGGGGCTCTACGGTGCCGCCCACTATCCCGATCTGTCCTGGTTCGTTCTGCAAATCAAGAACCGCCTGCGGATCTTCAATTACAAGATGAAGTCCTGGTCTCGCATTGTGGGAGCCGACGTTGCGGGGATCTTTTCCACCTCCGACCGGAAAATGTACCTGTGCGGGTCCGGGAAACTCTATGAGTACGGGAAAGGATGGGCCTTCGATACCAAGACCATCCCGATGTTCTGGATCACCGGCTGGTTGACGGTGGGCAAGGGTGGGCAGAATTACTATCCCAAGTTCCTTGAGATCGACAACTACATGGGGCCGAACATTGAAATGAACTATGGCGCCCGGTACGACCTGAACGTCTCGAATGATGAAACGGCCGACTCCTTCACGACCGAGCTTGTCCCTTCACTTATGGACGAGCTGCTTCCCGACATCCTCGACAACGCCTTCTACCTGGATCAGGCCACACATGAACCGGTCCGGGTACCCCTCTTCGGGGGCGGGAAGTCGATGCAGCTGTTCTTTTACAACAACGGCAATCAGGGACCGATCGAAATTTCCAGCCTGATTTTGCAAGGCAAACTCGGAGGGTTCTGACATGCCCTTTACAAGGCCCAACGGAATCGCGCGGTTTCAGGGGATCTCCGCCAGCAGGATCGGCCTGCCGTCCGTCGAACTCGACGGCGAACTCAACGCCATCGCGGATTTCCTCAACTCCCTCGGAAGCTACACGGCGAACATCTCCGAGTGGGCCGTGTTCGATCCGGTTATCACCTACCTTTCGGCCACGCAATTTACCACCACGGGCGACCACACGGCGACATTCCTCCCGCTGCGCCCGATCATCACCTTCGAGGGGTCCACGCCCTCCTACACGGCCGTCGATTCCGCTTCTTATGCGGCGGGCCCGAATCTCACGACGGTCACCGTCCGGGACGCGATCCTGACGGTCTCGCTGTCCGCCGTGCATTACGCGCTTCTTGGCCCGGAACTCGACAAGCTCTCCATCCCCATTTCGGGACTGACCGTGCCAGTGATCTCCAAGGCAATCGACTATGTGGCCACAAAGCACGACACGATCGTTCTGGTCGACGCCTCCGGGGGAGCCCGGAGCATCACGTTACCGCAGGTCTCGCTCGTCTCCACGGCGACGCGGGGACGGAAATACATGGTGGTCAAGACCGATTCGTCCCTGAACCATGTGACGGTGGTGCCCAATGCGGGGGACTCGATCAACGGAGCGACCAGTTACGTCCTGTTCGAGCAGTACCAGCGCGCAGAACTGTGGGGGAATGGCGGTACGGACTGGAAGCAGGTGGCGCGGAAGACGATCCCTTCCGGCGTAATGCAGATGTTCGCCGGTGCAGCGGCGCCGGCGGGGTGGTTCCTGTGCAACGGATCGGCTATCTCCCGGACCACGTACGCGGACCTCTATGCGGCGATCGGGACCGTCTTCGGAATCGGTGACGGGTCGACGACGTTCAATCTTCCGGACCTGCTCGGCCGCGCGCCGATCGGTGTCGGGACCGGTGCGGGTCTCTCGGCTCGGGCGATGGGCGACAAGGTTGGAACAGAGACGCATTTGCTGGTGACGGCGGAGATGCCGGCCCACGTCCACGCAATATCGAACACGCGCCTGGCACACGGACCCGGGTCGGCTCCCGATCTAATGGTTCCCGGAGGCCCGGACATCTACACGCAGAGCACCGGCGGGGATACGGCTCACCAGAATATGCAGCCGTCCCTGGCCATCAACTTCATCATCAAGGTTTGAAGGGAGGACCCCGTGGCGGACACGCAGAAAGCATCGGGAGTTGTGTCGGGAGCTGCTTCCGGCGCTGCGATCGGGACCCAGATCCTCCCGGGGTGGGGAACGGCGATCGGTGCGGTCGTCGGGGGCGTTGCCGGGTTCTTCGGGGCCGGCGAGGACAAACCGCCTCCGCCTCCAGGGTACGTCTCCTTCGACGCCGACGGAAAGCCGTCCGGCTCGATGGTCTGGAACGCGAGTAAGAACCAATACGAGTACACGGCCGGGCAGGTTTCCGCCGAGGACAAGGCGTATTACGGCAAGATCAACGAGCTCCGGATGGGGGCGTTAGGGAACCTCGGGAAAACCCCGCAGGACCGGCTCGCCGCCTATGACCAGTACCGGCAGAAGATCTCCGACCTGCTCCACGCCGACACGGACGTTCGCTACAAGGAGGACGTGAGGGCGTCCGAAGAAACGATGAACGCCCGCGGGATGTTCGGATCCCGGGCCTACGCCGACTCGATGGGGCTGCTCTCCCGGGAGAAGCGGGCGCAGGACCTGAACATCGCCAACACCGCCTACCTCGGGGCGGAGGACCTGGCCCAGAGAGACATAAACAACTGGATGGGCCAGACCGAGCTGGCCGAGGGGGTCAACCAGAACCGCAGGAATTTCGGGCTGGAGAAGGAAAACCTTGCGCTGGCGGGCGTCGGTCGTTCCCAGGGAGGTGTAAACGCCAACTGGAACCAGGGAATGCAAGGCGCCCAATTGTACCGGAAGGATCAGAACCAGTGGAACAACATGATGACCGACACGGCCGGGGGGCTGGCCTACCTGTACGGGCTCGGCGGGAAATCACCCTCCAGCACGGCCTCCCCGGGGGTGAACCTCCAGGGCAAAGGGTACTCTCTGGGCGGCGACTACAAGTTCTCTTAGGACGGGGAGGGACCGATGGGATCCTCAAGTATGACCGGATTGGCAAGTCTGTACCGGCGCAATCCCTATGATGAGAGGCTGAAGACAACCGCGGGGATGCTTGACCGGTCAGGCGCCGCAAAACCTTTGCTGATGGGGAAGATGGGGGAGATGGTCCGGCAGGCGGAGGATTACGACACGGAAAGCTCCGCCACGGTGGCCGGGATCTACCGGGAGGACATGGACCGGCAAGGCGAATCCGCCATGATGAAAGACGCGGATGATGCGATTAAGGCCGCCTCGGACCTCGCCAAGCAGGATCCGATCGCCGCTACGCAGTATTTCAACGACCGGGCGAAACGGAACAAGTACATCCCCAAGGGGATCACGTTCCGACGCTCGATGGACGGCCAGGCGATCATGGAAGTGAAAGACGCCAAGGGGGGCCAGCGGGGGATCATCAACGCCAGCAACATGCTGGACGAGGCGCAGGCGGCGGAGCAGAAGAAGGGCGCCCCGCTGACCGACGAGGAGCGCGGCGGACTGGCGCAGCGGCACTTCTACCCCACACCCGGGTACGAGAAGCCGGGGGCCGACGACTCGGAAAAGAAACTGGACCTCTTCCAGACGTGGAAAACCACGTTCAAGAAGGAGAAGGGCAGGAGTCCCTCCCTGACCGAGATCGAGCGCTATCACCGGTCATCGAGCGGTAGCGGCGAGGGCGAGGGGAAGGTCAAGGCGACCGACTCCAAGGCGCTCAAGATCGAGCTGGCCCGCAAATACGCACCCTTGGCGGTCCGCCTTATCGAGGCGAAGGGGAAGGCGGCCACTCCAAAGGAGCTGGAAGCCGTCAAGGCGATCAAGGCGGCCCTGTCGAACGTCGACCCGCTGACGAAGGACTTCAACGCCGATTCGGTCTACGCGTCCCTCCCGGCGGAGGAGCAAGACGCCTTCGACCGGATCTTCCTCGACGCGGAAGAGGCATTCCCGCAGACGGGAAGGGTGGCAGGTGCCGTCAACGACGCCATGTCGGCCTTCCACAAGCGGCGGAAGGCGACGAAGCCGGCCAAGACGGCCGGCGCCGGCGACTGGAAGAAGTACCTCAAGAAGAAGTAGCCCGTGGCCTGGGAAGACATCCTCAAGGATCCGGAGTTCCAATCCCTCGGTGCGCCCGAGAAGGAGACGGTCCTCCGGGGATATTTTTCCGAGAACGTCGACGCCGACCCGGAATTCCAGGCGGCGGCCTCG